GTCCAGTACAAAGAGCACGTTTGGCGAAGGGTTCTCAGAGACTAAGGCACTGAAAACACTCCGAAAAATCAAAGCACTGCGCAAAGCATACCGTGGGTTCGAATCCCACCCGCTCCGCCAGCAAGTCCTTGTTTTTACTCATCTTTAGAGAGGGATTCGAACTCCCGGTACGGTTCCCCGCATTCCGCGGGGCTTTGGGCGGGTGCCTTCACGTTTCCGAACCGGAGAGGGCCGTCGAGTAGGTCCTGTCGCGCTGCGGCCACTCATTTTCTCTGTGGCCGAGTTGGTCGGTTCGGTTTCGTGGAGATTGAGTGGCTTCAGTCGAAGCCCAGCAGAGTCTTCTGCTCCGACCAATCGAGGGGAAGGTCAGTGCGCTTGATTAGGATCTCGGTGGTGAGGTCCACGGGCTGATTTCCTGCGAGGATCGCCTCAACGATCCGCGGCGCAAGGAAGGCAAGGGGCAGCAAGTGGCTCACGTAGCGATCACTGACGCCCTCTGTCTTGGCTATGTCGCCGATCGATCGGGCGCGGCCGCGCACCAGATCGTCGAACCATCTATGAGCGCGAGTGACGGCCTTGATAAGTGACGGATCCGGCTTCGCGGATTCGGTGCCGGTACCTTCCAGGACCAGGCGCATCTCCACACCGCGACGCTTGATCCGCGCCGGGGCGGTATGGCGGATCGACATCCCTGTCTCGCCGGTAAGGAGCGTCAGGTTCATGCCGACGGCAATCTCGTCACCACTTAGGTCGACGCGTTCGACGAAGTCCAGAACTTGACCTTGCCATCGTGAAATAGCTTTCAGCAGCCCGGGGATTCGGTCGACTGCAATCCCACTTTCCCGCGCGGCGTCAGTAAGGATTGCGCGATCGGCGATGAGCTTGGTGACAGCATCGCCCACGATGCGCTCGATCTCGCCGGCCGGCAGACGCCAGCTGTCTTGCTCCTTACCCTCGGCGACCGTCTCGTTGATCAGGCGCCTCGAGACATAGTAGCGATAGCGTCGGCCGGACTTGACCGCATGGCTCGGCGTCAACGGCGCACCCGTTTCGTCGAACAGCTTGCCCCTAAGCGGACTGGGATCGCTGGCGCGGGCTCCCGAGGTTCGATTGCTGACGTTGGCGGCGAGCTTCGCCTGAACTGAATCCCAGATCTCGGCATCGATGATCGGCGGATGCTGGCCGTCGTAGGTTTCCCCCTTGTGGACGATGCGACCTATATAGAGTGGGTTGCTTAGCAGCTTGTAGATGTATCCGCGGCTCAAGGGACGGCCGCCGCGCATCCGTCTGTCTGTGCCGATGCGGATCTTGGTCGTCAGGCCGAGGCGGTCGGCCTCCTCTTTCACGTGGCGCACGTTGCCGTGCTTGAGATAGAGCCGGAAGACGGTGCGGACGGTCTCGGCTTCCGCCCCGTTGATGGTGAGCGTCCGGCCGTTCGGCTCGTAGCCGAGTGGCACGAACCCACCCATCCACATGCCTTTTTTCTTGGAGGCGGCGATCTTGTCGCGGATGCGTTCGCCGGTAACCTCGCGCTCGAACTGGGCGAAGGAGAGCAGCATGTTGAGCGTCAGTCGTCCCATCGAGGTCGTGGTATTGAACTGCTGGGTCACCGAGACAAAGGAGACGCCGTGCGCATCGAACGCCTCGACGATCTTGGCGAAGTCGGCGAGCGAGCGGGAGAGACGATCGACCTTGTAGACGACCACGGTGTCGACCCTGCGTGCCCGGATGTCGGTGATCAACTGGCTGAGGCCCGGCCGATCCATGGTACCGCCCGAGTACCCACCATCATCGTAGCGCGAACGGATCGGCTTCCAGCCTTCGCCCGCCTGGCTGCGAATATAGGCTTCGCAAGCCTCGCGCTGGGCGTCGAGCGAGTTGAAGTCCTGCTCCAACCCCTCGTCGGAGGACTTGCGCGTATAGATCGCGCAGCGCCTGGGCCTGGGTTTATCGGCCATCGTTGCGGCGACCCTTCAGGCCGAAGAACAATGGTCCCGACCAACGGGTGCCGGTAATCTCGCGCGCGACCGCCGAGAGCGAGGCCCAGGTCTCGCCGCGATACTGTACGCCGGTTTCCTGAACGATCACCTCGTGGGTGACACCATGCCATTCGCGGAGCAGCCGCGTGCCGAGCTTGATCGCCGGATTTTTTGCGGACGGCATCCGGCCGGCGCTGACATTTTCGGCGGCCCGAGCCAGCCGCCGGCAGGTAATCGGCCGTAGGCCACCTATTTTCTTCGCTTGGATCTGGTACGCGAGCGCGCGCAAGAGCAGGTCCCGGCGCGTCCGCTTCGGGGGAGGCCTGCCGAAGGCCTCGCCCCAAAGCGTACGCAATGTCGGTGTATCGAGCCCCTGCAGCTCGGCGATCTTCCTATGAATGAGGCTCGACATGATCCGCATCCCTTCGAGGGAGACTGCGGGTCGGCGTTCCGGCCGAAGAGCCTATACGGTTCGCTTCGGTGGCCCGCTCGCCCCGGTCGCGCAGGAACTCCTCGTACGTGCGGATCGGTCGCCGCAGGTAGGGGCTGACATTGTCGTTGCTGGTGCACATGGCATCTGCCTCGCGATTGTTCTGTGTGATCAGCCACGTTCGGCGATGCGGTAGACCCGGCCGCGGCCGTCGACCTTCTCCGAGGAGACCGCCAGGCCAAGCTTCTTCTTGAGCCCACCGCTGATTGCACCGCGGACCGAGTGCGCCTGCCATCCCAGCGCCTCGACTACGTCGTCGATGGTCGCGCCGTCCTTACGTTTGAGAAGGTCGATCAGCAAAGCCTGCTTGGTGCCGGCCCGCACCGCTTGTGGCAAAGCCGTGCCGTTGGTCTTATTTGTCGCTGACTTCGCCCCGGCGCGGCCGCGACTCTTCTTGTGCGGCGCTCTGCCTGGCTTGTTGGCCGGCTCACCATCGAGTGCCGCGATGCCCGCTTCCGTGACCATGAGCATTGTGCGGCGACCGTCCTTGTCCTCGCGCCAAGCTTCGGCCTCGCGAGATGCCGGGTTCTCGTCGAGCAGCCCCTTCTTGAGCAGGCTCTCGAGCGTTTTGGTGATCGCAGCACCCCTGATCTTGAGAGACCTGGGCAGCGGCAGGACCGCTCGGTCTTCGCGATTGGCGGCTGCGGACAGGATGACGAGCTGGGTGTCGGTGAGTTTGGGCATGGTGGCCTCCTTGGCGTTCTGCGCCGCGGCCATCGCGGCGCTCCCACCACCCACAGCCCCGCCGGCGGGACCGGTCGGGGCGGCGGGCGCCTCGGTCGAGCCAGGAGGCGGCCTGCCCATCGTGTGCCGCAAGCAATGCTTCCTTTGGTTGGGAAGTCCAGTCCTTTTAGCGAGGAATATTTTGCGGAATTGGGCCCCGGATTTCACCTAAGTTTGCGACGATCGTGATCGCCTCGGCGATGACTGCAATATCCCGAGCCGCGGCCTGGAGCTGGCGGCCATGGACCGCGAGTTGCGAGGGCGACTGCTGCGTGTCCTGCCCCGCGGCCGCGATCCCCGCCGCGTCCTCCAGCATCGCGGTCGCTACGGCGAACAGTTGGTTGACCAGCTCTCGATCGTCGTGCATAGCGCGTCCCTTGCCGATATCGGCAAGGGACGCTTCCTGTGCCGTGGAAGTCCAGTCGAACCCGCGTTCCCGGGGTTCTTCGGTGCTACAGGCGGCGCCCGCGGCAACCAGCCGTACTTGCGGCCGTCAGAGACCTCCTCCCCATGGCCAGGGATCCTCGTAGATGATGACTTCCGGCGGCACGATGACCGTGGGTCGGCTCGCCTTGGTCCATGCCCATTTGAGGAACTGCGAGACGCTGTCCACCTGGTCATCGTACCTGCCGTTGGGGAAGGCGAGCAGCTCGTTCATCAGGACGGCCAGCCACGGCGCCTCGTTCGGGAAGAACACGTGCCCCGCCTCGAAGCGCGGCGTTTGCGCCTCCATGCGCATCTCCTTGTCCCCTTCCGGGGTGATGCCGATGGGGTTGGGGAAGCCCGGCGTCGGGTTCCCCCTCAAATCCTGGACCATGTGGAGGCCGGGCCCCGCCCTCTCGATCAGGACCGTCTGCGCGTCGTGGCGCAGTGCCAGACTTACGACCTTTCGCCGCAGGTCCGGGAACTCCACGCGGTCGCGCCAGACGTCGAGCAGATAGAATTCCTTCCGCTTGATCGCCCAGGTCGTGCAGACCGAGTAGTCGCTGTGGTCACCGGTCGTGGTCGCGATGTCCCAGCTCTGCACGATCTTGACACCGGTCCCGCGCTCGGGCGCCGCGTCATAGCTCTTCACCCACTCGCGCTTGATCAGGTTGCCTTCGCGCGGGACGGGGCTCTGCTGGTACTGCGCCGAGAACTGCAGGCTGCCGATTTCGGCCTTGATGCGCTCCAGCGTCTCCCGCGATTCGCGCTCGGGATGCAGCACGTCGCCTTCCTTGCGGCGGTGGACCTTACCGGGCTTGATCATGACGTCCTGGTCTTCGACTGCGATTGCGGGCAGGTCGAGCCGCTCCCAGCCGCCCTTCTCGATCAAGTGGCCGGCGAGGTCTTCCTCGTGCAGGCGCTGCATGACCAGGATGATGACGCCGTGCTCCTTGTCGTTGAGCCGCGTGCCGAGCGTGCCGTCGTACCAGTCGATCACATTGCGCCGCGCCGTCTCCGAGGCGCCGTCCTCGGCCTTGAGCGGGTCATCGAGAATGATGAAGTCGGCGCCGCGTCCCGTGACCGAGCCGCCCACCGACAAGGCGACCCGGCCGCCGCCCTCGCTCGTGATGTACTCGGACTTCGTCTCCTTGGTGAGGCGCATGCGGGGGAAGACCCGCTTGTACCAGTCGCTCTGAACGACCATGCGGAACTGGCGGGCGAGGTCGTTGGCCAGGCTCTCGCTGTAGCTCACGCAGATGAAGCGCAGGCTCGGATCGTGACCGAGCGCCCAGGCGACGAAGGCGACCGAGGTGCAGATCGACTTCAGCGAGCGCGGCGGCTGGGTGATGATGAGCCGCCGGTTCTCCCGGGCGTGGCAACGCGTGAGCTGATCGGTAATCGCCTCGACATGCCAGTTCGGCTTGAAGGCCTCGCCCGGCGACACCGTCTTGAAGACCGTGTGCACGAAGGCGGTCAGGTCCTTACGCAGCATGGCATCGATCTCAGTTAAGCCAGTCATCGTCGTCCTCCTCCTGGGTTTTGTCGTTGTCGTTCGCCTTTTCCGCACCCTCGGCCGGTTCACTCCCGGCCTCGGTGTCCCTTTGGAGCGACCGCTCATCAGCATCCCGGAGCAGCCGCGCGTTGTACGCTTCGAGGACCTCTTCGTCGGTCAGGCTCAGCTTTTCAGCTGACGCAGCGGCTTCATCGTTGTTGTAGGTCCTGGCGAGCTCGATGAAGCGGTCGAGCGCGCGCAGATCACCTTCAAGCGCTTTCTGCTTCAGCTTCAGAAGGAACGCTGTCTGGGTCGCGACCGTCTTCCGCTTGCCGCCCTGTTTCACCGGAACCGGCTCCTTCAGCATCTTCTTCACGACCGTCGAGAAGTTCGGGCTGCCTTCGGGCCGGCCCTTGGGATTTCCGGACTGGCCTTTCTTGAACTGACTGTGCTTCGGCGGCTTGCGGTAGCCGACCTCATCTTCATCAGACATCTCGTTGCTCCTTGTTCCTGAGATCAGGCTTTTGGGCTTGCGTTGACTGTCGACTGTCTGGCAGGCGGCCCCACTCACCTGAGCAGGCTGAACGAGAGGCCGCTGGATTCGTGGATCGGATCCTCGCCGTAGGTCGCGCGGTACCGCTCAAGCGTGACGTCGACATAGAGCGGGTCGATCTC